TTTGCTGACCAAATTCAGCAAGCAATTGAACCGTACCAGAACAATCTAAAAACGCTAGGAATTGCGCCCCCACAAGCGATTCAAGCGTTAATGAATGCAGACAATGTTCTGCGTCACGGAACACCGCAACAGAAAGCGCAAATGTTTTCTACCCTTTCTCAGCAATATGGTGTAAATTTAAGTGAAATCAACAATCTGCAACAACAGCCTGTTGATCCTACCGTTTCAATGCTTCAAAACGAGCTTTATAGCGTCCGTAATGAAGTAATGGGATGGAAACAGCAGCAAGAAGCAGCACAAAACCAAGCTCTTTTAGGCGAAATCAATACTTTTGCAGAAAAGGCTCAGTTTTTTGAAGATGCTCGTCCGACAATGATCCAGCTCCTGAACTCAGGAATGGCGCAAAACTTGGAAGATGCATATAACAAAGCATTACGCCTAGACGAATCTCTGTCTGGCAAGGTTCAGCAAAGCACACAAGCTCAAGCTGAAGCAGCCAAGCGAGAATCGGCTAACAAAGCGGCGAAAGCTGCTCGGGCGGCAGCGGTCAGCGTTAGAAGCTCTACACCCGGAGTCAACACGGCTACCAAAGCGCAAGATAGACGTTCTTTACTGTCCGAACAATTTGACGGACTTAATGAACGCTTTTGATAACCTAATTGGAGATTACTATGGCATTTGCCAATAGCTCAATTTCGGACATCATTGCGACTAACATCCAAAGCCGCACTGGTGAGCTTGCCGATAACGTAACAAACAACAACGCTTTATTGCGCCGCCTTAAAGAACGTGGCAACGTAAAGACTTTTTCTGGTGGTAACGTAATTTTGCAAGAAATTATGTATACCGACACAGCAACCGACAACACGAACTCGTACTCTGGCTACGAAGTCCTGAACGTGTCGCAGAACTCGCCAATTTCGGCGGCTCAGTTCTCGATTACTCAGTACGCAGCAGCCGTGTCGATTTCTGGTCTGGAAATGATCCAAAACAGCGGCAAAGAAGCAATCATCGATTTGCTCGATGGTCGTATGTCTGTTGCTGAAGCACAGTTGGCTAACCGTATTTCGGGTGATATTTATCTCGACGGTACTGGTAACAGCGGCAAAAACATCACTGGACTCGGCGCTGCCGTTCCTGATGCGCCTGCTACTGGCACTTACGGTGGCATCAATCGTGCAACTTGGGCATTCTGGCGCTCAGTGTCTTACTCTGGCGTAACTGATGGAACTGCTGCTGTTTCGGCTTCCAACATTCAGAAGTACATGGATTCGGTTGCTGTACAGTTGATTCGTGGAACAGACAAGCCTGACTTGATCGTTTGCGACAACAACTACTACAGCCTGTATCTTCAGTCGCTGCAAGCAATTCAGCGTATTACTGACGGTGGCAATTCCAGCGCAGGTTCTGGTTTCGCAAGCCTGAAGTATTACGGCGCTGGTATGGCTTCTGACGTTGTGCTAGACGGTGGTATCGGTAACGATGCAACTGCTAACCATATGTGGTTCTTGAACACCAAGTACATGATGTTCCGTCCACACGTTGATCGCAACTTCGTGCCTATCGGCGGCGAGCGCCAAGCTGTTAACCAAGACGCAATCGTGAAGCTAATCGGCTGGGCCGGAAACCTCACATCGTCTGGCCCACAGTTTAACGGCGTGTTGATTGCTTAATTAACATAAAAGGAAACTATCATGGCTTATTCAGTCTCGCCAGTCATCGGTGCTACGCTAACTAGCACTGTCACCACCAACACCAACAGCGCAGGTACGGCTGTCCCCACAAGCGGCCCTCTCGGTCTGCAAGTGTTTGGTTCGGATGGTAAGTTGTATGTGTTGGCAAAAGCAAACGCAAGTATTGCTGCTTCTGACGCAGATTGCTCAGTTGATCCAGCTACGTTCTTGGCTACTGCTTCTGGTGGTGCTTACACAAGCCCAGCAGTTGCTCTAGTTTCGGGCGATTACGCTTGGTTCAGCAAAGCATCGGTGTAATGTAGTCGGGGGGTTGGGAAACCTTCCCCCCATTTTTATCTAACGGGAGAGGATTTTGGGATTAGATAGCGATATTCGTAATGCAGACTCGCAATTATTTGTCGAGTTTTATACGTTTGAACACCCTAGTACAGACGTAAAAAAGCAGTATCAAGGTGTTCCATTTGTTAGAATCGTAGTGCCAGGCGATAAGACGAACGTGGTTGAGCAACCAGTGCGTGAAAGTCATAAACAGAGGTTTCCTCGTCAATGGCTACACTATCAGATGCAAAACAACGACGCACAAATGATTGGCACTCCGTTGAAAGATTGGCATTTGTCTCGTCCAGGCGAGTTTAATCAGATGCAATTGGAAGAATTGAGTATTTTGAAGTTTCAGACTGTTGAGCAAGTAGCTACAGCGTCGGATATGCAGCTTCAGAAGATAGGTATGGGCGCAGCAGGTTTGCGTGACAAAGCTCGAAGTTTCTTGTTGAACAAAAACCAGTCTGAAAGCCAAATTGAAATTGAGAATACGAAGCAAGAGTTAGCTGAACTGAAAGGGCAACTTGCTGCGCTCATGGCTGATAAAAAGGCTGGTAGACCAAAGAAAGAGGAATAAATGTCATCAACGATGCTGCAATTAGTTACTCAGGTAACCAATGAGTTAGGTGTGCCAACTCCTGCAACAGTAGCGGGAAGCACCAATCAGGACGTTATTCAAATCCTAGCTCTGATGAACGCATCAGGCTACGAATTGCTTAAAAAGCACGATTGGCGCAGAATAACTAAGCAGCATTTGTTTACGACAGACTTTACCAACACAACTGGTGATGTTCTTCTCAATACCTACACAATTACAAACATCCCAAGTACCGCTGGATTTGATACGACGTATCAGGTTACAGGTAACGGTCTTGGGAACGCTGTTTACATCGTAAGCGTTGATTCTGCAACTCAGGTGACAGTTAATCAACCAGCAACGGGGACGTATGTTGGTGCTGATTTGTGCTTTATGAAAGTACAATATCCGCTACCTGCTGACTATGATGCGACAGTTCCTCGTACTCATTGGGATAAGTCAAAGCATTGGGAGATGTTAGGCCCGACTGACGCACAGCAATGGGAGTGGCTCTTGTCTGGGTTTATCTCGACTGGCCCTCGTATCCGGTGGCGTTTGCTAGGCAACACATTCCAGATTTGGCCCGGCGTTTCCACTAATGAGCTACTAGGTTACGAGTACCGTTCACAAGCATGGGCAGAAGCTGCTGACGGAACTCCAAAGAACTCGTTTACTAACGATTTAGACACTTGTATTTATCCTGATCGTGTTGTGGTTTTAATGACTAAGCTCAAGTATTTTGAAGCTAAAGGCTTCGATACGACAGCAATGTATAGAAACTTCCTAACTGAGCTTGAAACTGTGATGGGTCAAGACATGAGTGCTGCTAACCTGTCGTTTGCGCCAAGACCAGGCACAGTTCTGATTGGCTACGACAATATTCCTGATACTGGCTATGGCCCTAACTAACTATGGCTACTCGCAGAGGTGTCAATTCTTTAGTTCAGAGAACCGCAGCACAGGTTGCGTCCTTACCTTCTCCTGTCGGTGGATGGAACGCACGAGATTCGATAGCAAATATGGATTTGTTGGACGCTGTTCAACTTACTAACCTGTTTCCAAACGTCAATAACGTTATATTGCGCCCAGGCTTCACAAAGTACGCCACAGGGTTGCCTGGTCAAGTGGAAACCTTGATGGGTTATTCGTCGGGTGAAACAAACGAATTGTTTGCTTGCGTAGGTACGGCAATCTACGATGTGACATTTGGCGGTGCAGTAGGCGCAGCGGTAGAAACAGGTCTATCAAATGCACAATGGGAATATACAAACGTCACAACGCCTGCTGGCGGCTTTTTGTACGCTGTTAACGGCGTAGATCATCCCTTGCTGTACGATGGTACAACATGGTCAAACCCAACAATTACGGGTGTTGATGACACAACGTTTACAAACATTACGACTTTTAAGAATCAAGTTTGGTTTACGCAGAAAGAAACTTTACAAGCATGGTATTTGCCAACCCTGTCAATTCAAGGCGTAGCAGATTACATTGACATGAGTGCGGTTGCACAACTTGGTGGCTATTTGGTCGCTGTTGGCACATGGACAATCGACGCAGGCTACGGCGTAGACGATAACTTAGTGTTTATTACGTCTAACGGCGAAGTCATTGTATACGCAGGCACAGACCCCTCAGATGCGACAAAATGGGCTTTGATAGGTGTTTGGCGTACAGGAAAACCTATTGGCAAGCGTTGTTTGATTAAATACGGTGGTGACATTGTTGCGTTGACTTACAACGGCGTTTATCCTCTTGCTGCAAGTCTGCAATCATCACGATTAGACCCTAGAATTGCTTTGTCAGACAAGATTCAAGGTGCGTTTGCTAGGTCTGCACAGCTTTATGGAGATACTTTTGGTTGGCAAATGATATTTGACCCAAAGCACAATGCTTTGACTGTCAACGTTCCTGTGTCTATAGGTCAACAACAACAATATGTAATGAATAACATCACAAAGGCGTGGTGCAACTTTACAAATTGGAACGCTAATTGTTGGGAGATTTTTAATAATGAACCCTATTTTGGCGGCAATGGATTTGTTGGTCACGCATGGGATGACACGTTTTCGGATGATGGTGCAAACATAAACACCTTTGCTTTACAAGCGTTCAATTATTTTGAAAGCAGAGGCGTGAAGAAATACTTTACAAGAGCTAGACCTAGTATTTTCACAAATGGCATACCCTCCGTATCAATTGGTATGAACGTAGATTTCAACACGGCAGATAGCTCAACACCGATTGAATTTGCACCATCATCCTCTGCTTTATGGGGTGTTGGCTTGTGGGATACGGCGGAATGGGGGCAAAATAACGTCATTACTAACAATTGGCAAGGTATTACAGGGATTGGGTATTGCGGATCAACTCAGTTTAAATCCGCATCACAAGGGGTGACAATACTTTGGGCATCGACGGACATTGTTTACCAGACAGGTTGGGCTGGCATATAGTGCAGGGCGCAGAGATTGGCAATTGGGTCGCTGAAAAGATAGATGGCGCTTACTTTGCAGAACAGTCTAGCGCAATAGGTTTACAGAAGGACGCTAAAACAATTGCGGGTGTTATCTACGAAAACTGGAATAAGAGAACGGTTTTTTGTCATATAGCAGCGGAAGGACGGTTAACAAAGTCGTATTTAAAGGCTATTTTTGACTATCCGTTCAATGTGTTAAATGTAGAAAAAATCATTGTTCCTGTGGTCACAGATAACCAAAAAAGCATAAAATTAGTAAAGAATATGGGTTTCGCAGAAGAAGCACGAATCAAAGACGGTTCACCAAATGGTGACATTATATTTATGACATTGGCACGAAACGATTGCCGATTCTTAGGGGTACGCTATGGGTAAGTCAGCTAGTCCACCACCAGCACCGGATTATGTTGCTGCTGCTAGAGAACAGGGCAATGAAAACCGAATTTCTGCCCGTGAGAGTGCAATTCTTAGCAATCCAAATATGTTTACTCCTTTTGGAACGCAGACGGTTAAGTACAGCGATCCAACATTTGATCAAGCACGTTATGACGCTGATTTGTCGGA